TTAACTTCCACATAATTTATTCTTCATCTTTCTTTCGTATTGTCCCATCAGTTTTTCGATATCTCGCTCACCCGCCAACACACCAAACCGATGCCAATAATCCATCCAACCAGCAAGATAATTGTGTTCACCACTTTCAAGAATACGTCTCAAAGAACTAATGTGATGTTTACTGATTTTAGCAGGAGTCAATGCTTTGGGAATTTCTTCCTGTGCTTTGTCCAAATCTTTTGTAGTGGCTTGTAGGTTACGACCATTTAATTCTTCTTGTTTACCTTGAGTCGCAACTATTTTTCTTGTCGCACGAGTATGTCGGCGTGCGGCTCGGACTTTCTCAGCAGGTTTCCCTCTGAATTCTGCAAGCTCTATCTGGGCTTCCGCTACTTCAGCTAATTTTTCAGCTTCGGCCAAATCTTCGTTATTTTTTTCCTGCAACGCCTTAAGCCTTTGAGCGGCATATTGCCTACTTTTTGCCAAGGCAACCTGTCTTTCTTTGATACTCTTTATCTTAGCAAGTCTAATTGCCACTGTTCGATTGATTTCGTTTCCGGCCAATGCAGTGAAGGTTTTATCATCCAAATTGACCAACAAATCAGAATCACGCAACCATGTGATACTCTTGCCTGTTACACCCAAGATATCATCGTCTGACCATTTATGTTTTCTCCACGAACGAATCAACGCAACAGTAGCTCCCTCACCGATATCGACAGCACGCTCGTTGGAAGAAAATGCGTGCTTAAATGCCATCTTGTCATCAAGGTTTTTCAAGATACGACATTCGACATATTCATACAGAATATGAGCAGGAACCATATCTCCGCTTGCGGGGTCCAAGCAGGGGGTTTTATCTGCTATCAATTTATCAATACTTCGCTTTCTTCGTTCCCCATTCAGAAGGGCCATAGGCTTATCAATGTCTATACATCGAAGCATAAGCGGATGGTGCAATCCTTCTGTCCGAATCGCTTCACGCAATTCTGACATTTCATTTAGGGACAATCCCTTTCCTGTCAAAACTCCATTCACCATCGTGCGGCGAGGATTACAGAAAGAAACCATATCTTCAACGGGGTCTGCGTATGCAATTAGACTCCGGTGAACTCGATAAAGATTTCCATGAAGATGCTGAACTTTGTCAATTTTTTTACTCATTGTGCGACTCCTATTTTACAAATTAAAGTTTAGATTAAAAATCATCTTCATCATCGAAAATGTCATCATCGTCATCACCTTCTTCACGTCCCTTTTTGATGGTGATACCATCCTCGAAAAGCTTATCACACTCAAGTTTTAGAACTTTCTTTCTCAGACCTGTCAGATAACGACACTTGCCATTGAACTTCTTCCGAAGGACAGTGAACTCAGCCTCGTGTTTGACGAGTCTAGCTTGGAGAACTTCTAATTCTTTTTCTTGTTCTTCAGTCATATTAAAATTGATAATTCTTACTGGGTTTTCTACAACGAATCTGCCATGATACTTCGTGTTCTTTTGCTCCGATAGAATCCAACTTAGAATCAGCACGCTTCAAAACAAGCCCTTCAATTTCATCACAATGAAGGAACTGATTATATCGAGCCACTAAATCAGTGGAAAATGTTTGAGCCATCCAGACATGCTCTGTAACCTGAAGAGCAATACCATGAGCGGGTTCAAGCACTGTAGGATGATTACAAATATTAGCAAGTATTTCGGACCGTTCCATCAACGTGGGACCATTGAAGAGGTGTTTCCCAATGAACAAGACATCAAAAAGGATGATTCGATTTTTGTAATCCTTATCTTTCGTCTTTCTGTTCAAAAGTTCGCTATCAAACCAATAATCTTTATCTGTTAGCGAAAGACTCTTGAGTTCATCCGAAATCTTAGCTGGAAGAACAAAATCGCCGTGTGCAGCACCTTTTCGCCCAAAAACCTTTGCTTCTCCATCAGCAGGAACAAAGACTAGATTACGCTGTCCATTGAACTTCAGTTGCGCAACCCATTTAGGGTCAGCATTATATTTCGGGAGCTTACCCGGAACTATCCGGTGCTTCGGTCTTGGGGGGTACAATATTCTCATGCTGCTATTGTAGGTGGAGTTGTGACGGTTGTAAAGCTTCTTAACCGATTTTTTTGTACTGACGGCTAATCTCAGCCTCCAAAGAATCCAGTATGCCCCTTGTGGTTGCTCGGACGTAGGCGAGTTTAAAAATGTAATAGAGTCTATCTATCCTCTCATCTGAGTTCTCAATAAGGTCAAACCAAAGTAATACTTTCAAAGCATCAGGATAAGGCAACATCAAGAATTGATAGTTCATTTGTCTTTGTCTGTCACTAACACTCATCACATTCATCAATCCATACCCCCGTAACCATATCCATAATTACCATGCCGCCCACCTCTGTGATGTTGAATAGGAGTAGGCTTTTCTTCCTCTGTAGGACATATAATCCCCCCACAGTAGTCACATACAAGATTCAAATCTTTATCAAAATGAAACCCTCTATCCAAAGGAATTACGGCGTCACAATGTTTGCATGTTCTTGGTTTCACAAAAACTCCTAGTAACCGTGCTGATGCATCTGTTGTGCGAAATTAGTTGTTTTTTCTTCCTCTGTAGGACATATAATCTCTCCGCAATAGTCGCATACAAGATTCAAATCTTTGTCGAAATGAAATCCTCTGTCCAAAGGAATTACGGTCTCACAATGTTTGCATGTTCTTGGTTTCATTACAAAGAGTGTAACCAAAAAAAACAAGAATTGCAATAAGTTATCGGATAATATTGCCGCCTTGGGCAACTTCTGCTACCACTCCCGTAAGAGGTATGGGAGTCATCGGCTCCCAATTTTTAAGCTTATTACTAAAAAATGGTTTTGCACCAACACCACGATTGACTGCTAACGTAATATGCTTTACCTGATTTGAACTAGGAATATTAGTTTCAACGCCTACGGCCATTACGCCAATAGTTTCATCCTGAGCTAAGGTATTAGCAACTAATTGCACCTCAGTACCAATCAAAGAGCCTGCTGGCCCTTTTTCCGCTGCTCCCATGTTAATCGTCATATGATGTGCGAATTCTTCCCAACCATGAGGAATAGGAAGTACACTCAATAACTTGGCCCTAGAAGCCTTATTGAGAACAATAGCAGTATATGAAGGTGTTGACATTTGTTGTGCTAACTCGTAAAAATCCATGATAACTTATTTAGTGAACTATTTTTATAAAACACGTTTCTTTCGCAATAATGCCAAACTACCTAGTGACAATAACGATAATGTAATAGGCTCAGGTATTAATATTTTTGCCCTTGGTCCGTTATTTTCAATGCCGAGCGTCCAAGACGTTCCATCGTACCACTCGCCGTTCAAAAGCCCTGTTCCAAATACCTGATTATCATTAAGTGAAAGCCCACCGCCAAGATGGAAATCCCTCGCTGTAATATTTACAATTCCACTGTCATTAACCCAAAGGCTATATACAAACCCACCAGATATATTTATAACGCTATCAGCGTAAACATCGACATTGAGTAATTCTCCACCAGAGATGTTTATTATACTGGTGTCATCGGCTTTCAACGTCTCACGTATCAAACCACCAGAGATATTCAAGATACTGTTGTCTCTGGCGTCAATAGACCTTACCTCGCCGCCCGAGATATTCACCGTACTAGTTTTGTAGGCAATCATATCTCGTGGATAGCCCAGAGTCCCGCCAAAGATATTCATAGTACTGCTGTCGGTGGGATAAAAGTTGTCTACCGAACCACCATAAACATTTACTACACTGTTATGATAGGCGTAAAGGGCAGATGCCCTACCATCTAAGACATCCACAGTACTAGAGTCGTAAGAGTTGAGGTTTTGAGTTACATTTGCACCAATGACAATATCGGCATGGCTATCATCATAAAGATAACCTCTAGTATTAGGACTATCAACTGTTAGTTGCTCGCTGTTTCGCAAGGTAAAGTCGCCTTTACTCTCCAAGGCCGCACCAAATATTATCGCTATACCAAATACAATCTTCGCTATTTTCGTCATTTTTTCTCCTAAAATCTCTATGAATTCAAGGTCTCATTATAGAACTAATAGGAATTTTGTAAAGAGATTTACCATCTTTTTTGTAACCCATGTGCATATATACCAATATGGATAAAGATACACAATTAATCAATAAAAAGGAAGCCGTAAAAATACTTGGAGTGAGTGATGGTACATTTACCCGTTGGGTAAAAAGAAATATAATTAAAACAGTAGCAGGACGTGATAAAAGATATACTTACTGTGTCAAAAAAGATATAGAAAAACTTGCAAAAAACATACCAAATCTAAAAAAAGGAGTGGGTCAATACGATATTGTTGGTGCCAAATTTGGAAGATTAACAGTTATTAAAAGAGCACCTGATAGAAATACAAGACAATCTTGGTGGTTATGTAAATGTGAATGTGGTAAGAAAAAAGAAATAAGGGGAATCAAACTTATACGTAGCCACACAAAATCATGCGGATGTTTGTTACATGAACCTTCTCATAATTTCAAAGGATGTGGACAACTTAGTGGTAAATATTGGGGAAGAATAAAAAAACATGCTGTATCAAGAAATTTAGAAATTAAAATTTCCATAGAAGAAGCATGGGATGTATTCACAAAACAAAACGGAAAAGATGCTCTATCAGGTCATGGAAAATGCGCCTTATCAGGACTACCAATATTTTTGAAAAGAAATTTATCATATGATAAATTTAAACCCAACCAAACAGCATCGCTCGATAGAATTGATTCTACTAAGGGATATTATATTAACAATATTCAATGGGTTCATGTTGACGTACAAAAAATGAAAATGAACCTACCCGAAGATAGATTCATTTTCATTTGTGAATCAATTTTTAAAAATTGTTCTTAGAACAAATTCATATTGCACACGGTTATAGCACTAACGAAAGCACCGCTGCTCGGATTACACAGAGCATTCAACTTCGAGCAATTTGGATACATTAATCTCCAAGTAACGAAATCATATGCATCCGCCCCTGTTGCATCCGTATATTTGCATTTGATGCCTTCTGATGCGTCATCTACGATAACGCCATTTATATCATAAGTGTTTTGTTTTGTTGCCATATTTTCTCCCCTTCTAAAGGTAACAACTTATTTATGCTTACTATATAAATTTTTGATATCGTTCTCACACTTTTCTCTATTCCCCTCTATGACATCTACAAAGTTTTTGTCTTTTATACAGAGTTGTTTCTTAGTAGCCCCTCCTTCATGGTGTACCCAGCTTCTTCCGCAAATAGCTTGTTTAAAGCCATGATAATTCATCCGGTAAGCAAGTTCTTCATCTTCATATCCTATAGGGTAATAATTCTTTATAAAACCACCAATATGAGTAAACAATTCTCTATGACACATTGTACAATAAAGAGGGAGGAATCCATCTCGCACATTTTCTAATATAATATCAGGCTGTTTATCTGTTTTTGCACTCTTCAATCTTTCAAATCCGTCACCGGGATTATTGGACCGAGCAGAAATCATGCGTACATTATTTTTTTTCAAATGAAGTAAACTTTTCCCCATTTGAATAAGCCAATTTATATCTTCTACCTGACAGTCTGAATGTAAGAACACAACCCACGGTTGATGTGTTCTCTCAAACCCTATCTGAAGTGCTTTACCGAACCCTACATGTTCATCAGAACGAATTGCCACGACTTGAGGCACGTTAGACATTTCAGTTATGAAATTTTTATTCCGAGAAGCATCATCCACTAGACAGACTTCGTAAGGATTACTTCTTGTAGCAAATAATATACTTTTTACTAACCGACTTACTTTCTCATAACATCCATGAAAAGGTATGATAATAGTAACTGGCGAACTCTTAAATCCTCCATAAACAATTTTGGATTTTTTTATTATTGATTTAGCCATTTCTCTCCATCTTAGAATATACTTTTATAATATATTCATTTAGCTTCTCTATTTTCTTAAAATGCATAAACGAACATCTAGGATGATTCTTACACATATTTTTTAAAGACTTATCATAATCACTTCCAATCCCACATAAAGAGAAATAACAATCATTTTTATATTTCAAATCATATTGTAACCCCATTTTTAAACCATGCTCTAATGTAGGACTATATCTATCTGTAACAAAAAATAAGTGTCTGTGTGCTCCGGGTGGCCCTTCCATAACGAAAATGGTATCTTTTAACGCATTTTGTATGTTGTAATCCACCGGATTCACATAAGAAACGATTTGGCTTACTTCTTCACTTGCTGAAAGTAGCTCTAAATCTCTTTCGGGATGATGCAAATAAGCTGTATCGTCTTCTTTAAATGGAGTAATAGATGAAATCACTTCCTTCTTGACAGCCTCAAGAGAACTTGTAGCTACTTGGAAAACGAATCCTAATACTCTGACTTTATATAAAATGTCCACAAAATAAAATAGTAATAGAAGTGAAAATTAATTCTACCATCTAACTTTTTTGCCTCTTATGTCATAATGAACAAATCTTTCATTGACATATAAACCGAGACCGCCTTGAGTCATCTTACCCTCTGCAATTAATTTTTCAATTAACTTATGTACTTCAGTAGGACTCATGCCTTTGATTCTTATATCAGCAGCTTTTCCCAATAAATGTTGACTATTCTTTTTGCCCCCAACATTAGCGTTATGCTCCGGTGAACGAAGACCACTAGTTAAACTTATTGGACGCCCAACTACGCTTCTAAGAACTTCCAAATTTTTAGCCAATTCTAAAATATTAGCTTTATATTCCTTTGGAATAGGACTTCCATCTTTACTCATGAATTCACCCCAATTAAAATTTGGAGTTACTTTTTCAGGGGATAGTTCAGGTCTACCGGGAGTTGGTTCTGGCTCTGGTTTAGGCTCAGGTTCAGGACGGTCTAATCTTCTTGCTCGTAACGAATTTAAACGTTGTTTGTATTTGTCTATCTGTTTATATTTGTCATCTGCTGGCCTAGTTAAAGCAGTAGGGCTTTTAGACGATTCTTTTCCACCTAAACTAGCACCGACACCACCAATAACAGCAGCACCAGCAGCGCCAGTTAAGGCCGCACTCTGAGCAAATTTTTTCCAACTCCATTCTTCATTCATAGAGTCAGCTTCCATTCTACAACATAATTCATAAAAATTCATACAACCTATTTATGAACCAAATAATTTATTTCACTAAGCTAATCTCATCAGGGCATTGAAATCTACGGATAAATTCATCATTACCACACACAGGACACTTCATTTCACTGCCATCACTAGTATAACGACAAACCGGACATCGGTATTGATGATGAATATCATTATAGTTTTCAATTTCTAATATAAGAGCTTCCTGTATAGGGAATTTATCCTCGGCGCAAGCGAACATATAGGGTCCAATTGATTTACCTTCCCTTACTTGTTTTTCATATCCGCTTGCAATCCTTCGTATAACAGCTACAGTTATTTTCATTTTCCTAATCATGAAATCAGAATGGTCTTTCATGCTCTCGGCAAAGCACATCACCCATAGCGATTGCATGGTTCCGAGTAAAACTGTTGATGCTTCACCAACTTCTTTATCATGTAACTGATGATAACTATCTTTCCACATCTTAAATATTGCTTCATTCTCAGTCATTATTAATTCCTTGTATTAATTCTTTAACATTAACATCATATTTTGCTATTCCTTTGGGAAGCAATATAGCTCCCTCGAATTCCCAATCATATTTCACTGTACCATCAGGATAGTAAATGATTTGTCTCAACTCTTCTTCATCTGGCCTACGAGTCAAACAATCTGTAACACAAACGCCAACTCCATCAATATCAAATACTTCTGCATCATGAGCAAGACTCATAAGTTTTGGATTGTGATTAGCAGTAGCTTTTCTGATATTAGTAATCTGATTAGAACTTAATTCATGTTGTGCAGCCCACTCATAAACTTTAGCGTCTTCCGATTTTGACGGAGTTCTTAATGGGCGAATAGATATTTGTTTTACGTTATTCTTTTTAGCAAAATTAACAAAATGAAGAACTTCGTCATAATCACCAACTGCACCTTTCATCATGGTGCAATTCAATCTGACCAAGAATCCTAATTCATGCAAACTAGCAATCACTTGTTCCAAATCAATATATGATTCACTATTAGGTAAGAATATCTTTCTATTGAATTCAGAAACATAACTGGCAACCGATATGCTAATTGTTGTCAGCCCATTTTCGTACCATCTTTCTAAGAATTTCTGTCTATACTCTTCATCCTGAAACAATATGGCATTTGTCTGAAGTTCGAAAAACGTAAAGTTATACTTTTTCAATACATCAAGATAAAAACTTATGAAGTCTGGATAAAGAGAAGGCTCTCCTTTACCTGTCATCATGATAGTGGTAACACCACCAGCTTTTGCCAAATTACCAGCTAACTCAAGATTCCTGATATTAACCGTCTTTGGTTCTTTGTTTTTACAAGTTAAACCTGTCATTCTACTAACACAATAAGGGCAACTTGCATTACAGGAATCACCACCTACAACTAAACTCATTGTTTGTATTTTCATTTTTTCTCCATTACAAACCAACTAAACACAAGGCCCACGCCTAAACAAGCCCAAGTCGGCCAACGAAGGTGCCTAATCATTGAAATCTCATAAATTTTTCCAGAGTAATCAATATGTGCCAAAATACCGCAACTTATCAAACTTACAAATGCAATAATAAATAAAAACGTTTTCAATTTCATTGTTTTTCCTCTTGTATCATTGTTTGCCAAGTATAAGACGTAAAAAAAATGGCAAAACAAACCCAAGTCGGCCAAGTAAGGTGCTTCCACATCCACAACTCATGAACTTTTCCAACATAATCCCAATGAGCTAAAACGCCCGTTGCAGCAAGACTCATAAACGCTACAACTAACAAATGTATTTTCAATATTTTCATTGTCTTTCCTTACGATGTCACAATTATTATTTTTGATATTTCTACCTGTTCTGCTCTACGCAAAATCCACTCATCTCTGCCTAGATAATCTTTCCATATTCCCGGAAATTTTCCTTTTATGGCGTGCATACTGTCATACTGTTCATTTTCTGGCCTTTGCATTTTTTCCTTCTTTTTGATTTCTTTGCAATTACCAAGAACTACTCTTACTGCCAGAACAATATTATCAGTACAATCTAAAACTTTGTCCGATTGAACGTGAATGCCATCTCCCAACATACCCTGTTTGGGCATTAGTCCATGCTGAATGATGGTTGGAAGAAACCACAAACTAGTTCCATAATAAAAATTTCTTATTTCGTATGACTTTCCTTCTTTTTTAAATCTTTCAGCTATACGTTTTATTTTGTTCCCTTTCGTAGGAAAATCAACAACCATATATCCATTAAGGTCATAAGGTTTGGCGGCTCGAAAATAAGCGGCCATTTTTGAATTTGTATTTTCTATGCAACTGGCCACCCTTTCCAATGTGTCAGTTAATTTCTGTTTTGTTTTTTCTTCTTTTTGTTTGAAGGTTTCTCCTATTGGAGCAATAACAAAACCCTTTTTCCACAGAGCAATGGCTTTATCAATAGATTCTGATACTGCTTTCAATTTAACAGAAGGTTTCCCCTTTTTTGTCATATTGAAAGAACTATATCCCCTCTCCATAAGGATGAGATGCCCCGCTTTTCTCCATTTTTCCACCGTGGCTAACTCAGTAGTTTTCTGTACAATTCCCTCGACTTTTACAGAAAACGAAATAAATGGTGTGCGTCTGTAATATATCATTTGCCAATTCCTCTAACTATCCCTGCAATTCCACTACAAATCCACACAATAACACGACAAGCTAACCAACCAATCCAAGCAATTATAAACGGCAAAAGAATGAACCTACATGGAGATGGAAATATTATGCCGTAAAACATGACCAGCACAAGAAGAATGCCCATCATCAATGTTAACTTCATAAACTCAGACTGGGGTATCATTTTATTCATTAGAGATATTTCACTAAAACCCCTTATGAGCCATCAGTTCTTTCTCTTTCGGCGTCAATGTCATTTAATAGAGATTGGCAACAATCACAAGTAGTCACTCCATCTATTGTGTTTTCATTCCCCGGCTTGCCACCTTTCGCCCCTAAACAAAACTGGCATCCATCTCTTACTGCACCATCTTCGATATTTTTGCCGCATTTCTGTTTATTATGCGGTCTAGGTGGCGGTGCAAAGATAAGGAGAAGTAAAAGAACAACAATTATTGTTGCTGCGACTCCCATCGCAAACATAAAAGCTTTATCCATTTGAAAAATGAGTAAAGCTAATAAAATCAGAACATTAAGACCTAAAAAACCTCTTCGTAACAGCTTCAATTCATTCATTTGTTTCTTCTTTCCACTTCAAGTACCATCTTTTGATAGTTGGCTTCTTTTTCTTCTATTTTTTCTTTAAGTTCTTTTCGAAGTGCATTCCACTTCTTCTGAGGCATTTCTTCAAAAGCTTTTGTCAAGAATTCAGAAAAATTAAACTCTGTAGGTAATTCTGGATACCATGTACAACCGCAATTATCACATTTATACGTAATTTCTAATGAGGCAGAAGTCCCGCCCCATTGAGGCTCATCAATCGCTTCGACAGTAACAATGATGTTTCCACCACAAACCTCACTACCCTTTGGTGGGGTCAAGGATTCAAAACGTTTCTTAAGTTCATCAGACAAGTCATCCCATTGCGACATCATTGAGTCAATCATTAGCATAGGTTTAAAAAACTTCAACTTAAGCTTGCCTTTTTTACCTATAATGACAACTTTGCCATTTCTTCCTATTACTTCGGTAACTAAGTTATCACATTTCATATTGTTAACCTGCCAAACATGCATTTCAATGTGACATTCAACCAAGTAGTCTCAGGCTGAAATGTTGCGATTATTATAGAGATAATTGCTATAGGAAGAAGCAACATAACATAATCTGCCATGGCGTCAATTATGGCTGTAGTTTTTATTTTCATTATCTCGCCTCTTCGACTTCGGGAAGCGTGCCGCCTTCAACATCTTCTTTTTGCCCTCTTCTTAGGCGTTTTATATTATCTTTATGTACCCTAGCCTTTGTCCACACATCTTCCTTATATTTAAATATGATATACCAATAACCATCTCCATCTGATTTTAAAATGTTTCCTGCAAACCCATAATACACCCCATATTCGCTTATTTGAACACGGTCACCAGCACTTAAAACCGTTGTAGATTCACACCCACAATTATCACACCCACAATTATAGTTAAAGTAGATAATAAGCTGCACTGTTAATGCTATTGATAATGCTACCACTACCCATGCCAAAAAACATTTCATAGTTCTATCCTTTCCCTGATTATAGGTTTTAATCAAGGACTTGTAAACACAAATACTATTTCCATGCTTCCCAACAGACAGGACACGTACAATCTGTATCAAATTGTCGTGCCCATTGCCAATGTAATATCTGCTTCTGTCTCTGTATCGTTGGCTGACTACAGCCTAATAGACCCAATAATACAAAGAGTGTTATTGCTAATATTACCTTACTCATATTCTATTCCTTTAGTCAACCAAGTAATTTTCTGTTTTGTTCAATAATTTCTGAAACCTGTCTCAATGCCGCAATAGCCGCATCTGGATTCACAATACACTTTTCCAAACTTCCGTAATGCATTTCCAAGCATTCCAAAAGAAGATTCTTTATCTTAGCTTCATCTGGTCCCCAAGGAATTTTACTCTCTACATAAACTTTTTCCAACTGAGCTTCTTTTTCGGTAGCCCATGCAATAATATCATCGGGCTTCATTTCACCACGACGAATCGCTTTTAACTGCTCTCGATTTCTCTGCAAATCAATATCTCGGTGAACCAAAATCTGTTCTGCTTCATCCAATAGACGAACCAAATGATATGCGTATTTTACATCGAATCCAAACTCTTCTCTTAGCTTGGCTCTTTTACTTCCTTCTTCGGGAGCCTTACTCTTCATCTTATGCATCTGAGAATAAGCGTATCCTTTGAATTTCTGCCATGAACCTTTGTGAAGAAATTCCTTCCTAAATTCACGAACTCGTTCACCAATCTGTGTGATGTGAAGAACACAATTGCGGGGAGTGAACAAAGAATCAATCATGTTGGGATTGTTAGCCATACACAGATTAAAATACCTTACGATATTGTAAATTGACAAATCATACTCTTTGTCATCTAGTTTAACATGATGCTGCTCAAAGTGATTAAACCCCTTTTTCTGTCTTCCAAATCCATCAATGCATCCGGCAAGATGGGGAAAAATTACGTCCCGAGGCGGAATCGCAAATCCATAAACATCAATATCAGAAGTATCCCCAGAGACTCCATAACAAACCGAACCCATTATGGTTTCATAATGAATATTGGTTGGAAGAAACTTCGGAGGATGAATCAACCCTTTATCTGTCAACATTTTTACTGTACTTGGCATAATACCATTATAGGTCATAAACCCAGTTTGTAAACCTTATTATCATAATTTTATACCATTTTCTTTTAGTTCCCGTAATGCGAAATCTTTTAACTGACTAAGTTTGAGTTTATGAGTAGGTGCAAGTAACATTATGCTTTTTTCTTTAAGAACTTTTCGTTTTATTTTATCGTGTTCGACTGTCTGTTTAAACTTATTTGTTTGTTTATTCCAATGATTAATATACTCGAAATGTTGTCTTCCTTGATATACATTTTAAATCACAATTTAGAAAAGATAAAAGACACTATTCAACTTATTATGATAATGAATCTATTAAATTGGTTGCTGGTCATTATAAAGATATAATCAATTATTTTAAATATGATTTTGAATCAATAAATAAAAGACGATTCAAACTGAGTTTGGTTTAAGACTGATGGCTTTTTCTTTAGATATTCTGTGACCTTGCTTGGTGAAGTATTGCTTATCCTCGGGACCAAATACCCGTTGAACTTCGAAATATCCTGCTGGCACCCAACGATAAATAACATCATGACCCGGACGGTCTGTATCACCATGATGTCCCGGACGGTCTATACTACACACATGCCCACAATGTCTACAAAATTGGCCTATCTTTTCTAGGGTTGCAAGTCCCAACTCTGTACCCCAGAACCAGTTGCAATTGCCACATTGATATCCGCTTTTCCATTTAATAAATTTACTCATTTTACCTTACCAAAACCAAAATGTTTTTCAGTTAATTCTATCATTTGGTCCTCTTCAAGCTGCTGATGAAACGAACGCATAGGGTCCAACGCACGCTTAACCTCATCAGGACTTAAGTTCATGTTCTTTAGCTCAGTTTCCTGTTTGGTTAGCCGCTGTTTGCGTGTATGTGTATCGTCCATACTATGCATGATAGCACCTTTTGGCCTAGATGTAAATAGAATTAACCGATTAAAGAAGCAGATTTGCCTATGAATTTTTGTCCTTGTGTAGTAGGACGACTAAATTCAATTTTTGCTTTTGGAAAATCTTGTTTTAACGCCTGAATCATTTTGGTGTTAATGGAGTTTCTTTTGAAAGGAGGTCTGACTGTCATCATATCAATATAAATAACTTCATCATTAGTAGTTCCTTCAATGACTCCTAATATTTTATCAGTACCTTCTATGACTTTTGTTTTACCGCCAATTGTCATTTCCCTTGGTTCATCAGTACCTTTTTTGAAAAATCTTCTTTTCCAAATATCGGTTATGGGACTTCCGCCACTGTGAATAGTTCCTTGAGGAACCATAAGCATTGGTATTTTTTGGTCTTTCATTTCTTGGGCTGATTCTTCTGAATCTAAAAAGTAAACCCAAGTTTTACCGTCTTCAAAGAATCCTACGGTGCCTTCTTTTGCGGGTGGAACCCTGAAAAGTGCTAAGTTATTTTGTATGGCATCAACATCAAGTTCTTTTAATGGTTGGTCATCCGCCAGCACAGATTTATTTGTGCCTATAGATATAACAGGAACTTCACTCAATAACCATTCTTTAAACTTCATACCTTATATATAAAGTTAATGTTATTTTTAACCATCATAGAACAAACCATAACCACCGATGTTAATACTAGGCGATTGCACTATTGTGTAGGTGAAAATTGGATTTCCTAATTTTATGATTTGTAAGTATAGTTCTAAATATACATCATCATCTACATAATCATAGTTAGCACCACCCTCACAAACAACCCCATTGTCATTTAATGCTTGTACTTGTTGAGATGTTAACTTTTGACATTCATAATCAGCACATGCCGTTTGGCTGAAATCAAATCCTAATTTCTCTGTAGCTACTTTATATGCTATCTCTATTTCTTTTTTGGATAGGTTAGATTTAACCTTGCGTCTTGAGGTCATGTTGTGACCATCATTAGACCAGTCACCCATTACAAATTCAATAAATTCCATTTTTATTTTTCCGTCCAAAACAAAGCTTTCTCAAGCCTTCTATCTTGTTCTTTACCTAATTTTTCATTTCCATCAGTCCACCCTTTAGTGAATTCCAATGGGTCATTAGGCGTTGATTCTATTCCAGCCATTATTGCACTTTTACCAGCATATCCCAAATCATATCCCATTTTATAATCTGAATTTTTTATTTTCTCCAGATGTTGACGTACTTCAGCAGTCCATCTTTTTCGTTCTTTTGCTGAAAACATTCGCCCATCACAAGATTCACACTGATGCATTTTTTCTACAACAATAAATGAATCGCTTATTGGCAGAGCAGGGTGGGCCAGCGTTTTCATCACCATCTGGCCATCTCGACAGTATGGACATTTACGAGCCATTAAAACGTTCTCCAAACACAAATAAATGCCATCATTGCTGCAATTGCCGCAATGATTGTTAATGTGGTGGGGTCTAAATCATGCCATTTTCGTTTAGCCATCTTTTTCTCCTTCTCCTACAGAACGATAAGAATTAGGTTCATATTTGGTTATCCGAAACATGGTTTTATATGGGCATTTAGATGTATGACCTTGAGAAGATTTGCTAAATGGCATTCTTCCCTTTGCCTTGGGCTTAACTCCACGGCATATCGGACAGGCAGGCCACTTTCCGCCATCTTGACAAATTTGCTTGCCTCCCCATTCAGCTTGAATCATTGCCTTTATCAATTGCTCATTGGTGACGTTATCTTTTAGTTCCATTTTATATTCCTTTTATAATTGACTTTATCATGGCGTAGAATAGCCAAATTAACACAAAACCAAATATAATTGCAGATGCCCCAAGGACCATAGAACCTATACACAATGTTAATTTCCAGAAAGTAGAACTAATGGTTAATATAGAATTAAACCATCCGTAAAAATACATCGTAACAGGAATTGTAGCCACACCGAGCAAAATATATGGAATCAATAATTGTAAAACATTCTTCCTTTTTTGTTGACGAACTATAAGAGGTTCATCATCTTCTTCACGTATCAAGGAATTGACCCATTCTGTAACTCCTTCAATATCTTCGGGTTTTGAAGGTTTTGAAGGTTTTGAAGGACTAGCATCATTCGGGGGCCAGAGGCTTCGGGGCGAAATTGAAAGTGTTTGACTCATTTTGTTTTCTTCTTTGATTTAGGTTGAGTAGTGGTAACCCACGACCCGCATTGTTGTCGCTGTGTTGGCATTGGTATCGTCCACTTTCCATCAATCCATACCATTGATTGACATATCGAACATGGACAAATACCCATTTCTTCAAGAGTTAATGCGTCTGATGGAATGTCTGGTTCAAGTTTAATCATCTGTGGAGGAACAGGCGGCACTAAAATACCATACATCATAGCTCCGACTATAATGCCAACTAGAAGCCCTCGATAAAAAGCCCATTGTGATTTTGACATCATTTATCTCCAATATAGGTCATTTCGCATTACGTACTGCTTCAACCCAAATGTAATTAAATGGACCACCTAATTTAGTGCTTTCATCAGACACATTCATCATCCTAAGATAAATCTTTTCAATTATCTCTTCAGGAAGCATAGCCAAACGCAAACGACGTTTTATTGTAGCTTTTCTCATTCCTTAGCCAATACTCATCAATTCAGGTTCTATTACTTCCCAAGGAAATCCTTCACGGCCAAAGTGACCGCCCGAAGCAGTTGCTTGGTAAATGGGTCTTCGCAAATCTAATTTGTCGATAATTCCCTTCGGAGACAAATCAATATCTTTAAACAAATCATTCCAATCTTCACCATTCACCGTAACACGTACAGAAATCGGCTGAACGACACCGATAGCGTAGGCAAGCTGGACCTGTGCTCTGCCACCTGTAGATGCTACGATGTTCTTTGCCAAGAATCGTGCCATGTATGCTGCGGAACGGTCAACCTTTGTTGGGTCTTTTCCGCTAAACGCACCACCGCCAATCGGACAATCAGAACCGTAGTTATCCACAACCAACTTACGACCAGTCAAACCACTATCTGACGCAGGACCACCCTCAGTCCAGAGTCCTGCCGGATTAATGATTAATTTAGTGTTTTTATCGAAAAGTCCACACCCATTCAGGGTTTCACATTTCTTCAAAATGATGTTTTGCATATATCCCTGCAAATCTCCCATTGTCACCATAGGCTTGTGGCAAGTGGAAACTACGACAGTATCAATATGAATAGGAACTCCATCTTCGTAAAGAACAGTTACTTGACTTTTTGCATCAGGAAACAGAATAGTTTCTTTATTTTCTCTATCCTTCTTCAACTCACCAATAATTTCGAACGCAAGATGGTGAGTCAGAGGCATGAAGACGGGAGAGGCAACTTCATCGCAAGCGAATCCAAACATCATACCTTGGTCACCAGCACCCAGTACACCATCTTTTTTGGTGACGGCACCGCTGATTTCACCTGATTGTGCATGAAGTTTGTTCAATATCTCAATCGTATTGCCATCGCAACCAGATTCCTTGCCATTATAACCAATATCACAAAGGGTCTTGCGTACAATTGGTTCTACGGCGACTTCTTCAGCACAGGTGACTTCACCCATTACTACCACCAAATCACCACACAAGGCGACCTCGGCAGCTACACGAGCCATAGGGTCAACAGCTAGATGGGCATCCAGAATTGCATCAGAAATCTGGTCTGCCACTTTGTCGGGGTGCCCTTCGGACACCGCTTCCGTAGTCCATAAATTCATAATCTGTCCTTTCATTTGACAGACCGCATTATAAACCTTCTTGGAGATTTGTAAACTCTATCTGAGAAAAACTGAGAAAAAACTTTTAGACTAGCCTAATCAGTCTCAACATCCTCTAGTGAGAAACTTTTCTTCTGCCCTGAAACAGATGTCATTCCCATTCTACGTTCCACAAAATTAGGATACACAATTAAGAAATTCTTAATTCTTTGAAATGTACGTGAGTCTATTGTTTTTACAACATATTCTGGACCCAGAACACGAATCCACCCCGTCTTTTCAACAACCGTCCACATATCTTCTAAGTTGTCTCCTACAAGGGTTTTATCTATTTCATTTCCTTGATATTCTTTTTGAAATATGGCGGCGTGACTGTTCATCCCGCAATGATATACTTCGCCACTAGGGTCTATCCAAGCCCCATTACGGCCATATGTTGGCATTCTTTTTTTTCGTGGTTTTTTTAACTCTGTTTTTTCTGGTGTTGTGTTAAAACCTATACGAGATGCCCAACCACGAGGGTATTTTGTTATATACTCTTTAAACTCCATACCATTATTTATGTATCAGAATCAAAATTTCGCTTAATCCTATTTCTTTCTACTTTGTCCCATCTTTGCTCAAGCATTTGTATCAAGTTTTTGGTGTCTTGAGACTCTTTGAAAAACCATAAAAACTGGTTTATTTCCATGGACAATTTACAAGATAACTCAGTCACTATTAATGATTGTTTTTTACTTAACCCATTATCTAAACAGAAATGCAGAATTTCTTCTGCATTTCTGGTGTAACCTTCTTTTGCTTCCCTATCATGTTTTTCTGAACGAGTTTCCATAAAGGGAATTATACTTATTTTACTACTTAAGTCAAATTTATTTAATTTTGACTTTGGGGTACATCACCTTCTTTCAGGGCCATAAGCCTCTCTAGCATAATCGCTAAAAAGATTATACCTGTTTTTAAAAAAAAGAAAAGAAAAAACCCTAATGATATTTTATCATTAGGGTTTTAACTCTATTCATCTTCGTTGTTGTCATTCTGAAGCTCGACTTCAAAATACATATCCGAAACAAATTGCTCCCAACATTTATATGCCAACTTATTACTTTTTATCACCGAATATGTCGGTTTCTCTGGCACACTACGAAGTCTCATACCTGCTTGCTCAGGTGTTCTGTTGGCCTTTTTGCCATTACATTCTATACAAGCTAGAACAACATTTTCCCATGTAGTCTTGCCACCAAAATATTTTGGATATATGTGGTCCAAGGACAAATTATCTGTTCCTGGCTTGCAACCACAGTATTGACAACGATTCTTATCCCTGCGATACAAAGCACGACGATTGAAATTCATATGTTGCGTAGGCATTTTATCATAACGACTTAATGAGATTACTTTTGGAAGACGAATCTCACGTCCACGACCAGCAAAAATAATTTCATCCTCATTTTCTGGACGAAGCTTGCTCCAATCAGACCAGTTATACTTATCAAAACTTGTTGGGTTGAGATTATTGAGCTTAGCATCATCAAATGATGTAGCCAATACAGAATCCCTACCACAATTAATAATATCGTCATGAGATTTGGGCGTACCCAATATAGAGCCACAATTAATAATATCGTCAATGTGAGGATAAACTACGTCAATGACATGGGCTTTGGGCGTACCGTCACTATAGCAAGCAAAAAGCTTACAAATAGCATTCTTTAAAGTATGAACTCCAATTGCAGTCCAATTCCTGTTCAGTACTAATACCGGACGATTTTCAAAAGTTACAGCGGTCATATTTTCTCCTTCCCTATATTAACGAAACCTATCACACAATTGGAAGGGAGTTTCGTTAACATATAATAACCAATTGCTTTATAAAAAGCAATTGGTTATTAGTGAAAGAGAGCAGCAACTTATAATTACCCGAGATTGAAAATTTCCTTCTGCATATCTTCTAAAGAAATATCTGGGTTTTTCATTTCTTTTTGTTGCATGTTTCCATTTGCATGGTCTACAGTCAACGTTGTTTTAAGTATTGTTATCTTCCCATCTCCGTTTTCATGTTCATCTGTAGTACAAGCAAATACCACTTTATGTCCTGTTCGGAAATTTTTAGACAGAATTAAAAAATCATCCCCTAGTTGACCACCGAAAAGACAACCAGAACGATACATCGCCAATATTATGCCACGAACCTTTTCGAATGGAAAATCCTCAAATTCAGGCATTATTTCAACAAATCTTTCTATACAATGAGTAGTCACAAAAACAAAAGATTTTAGTCTGCCGTTATCATATGTGCCTGTCTTCTTGTATGTCGTGCTTGTCTTTTTATATCTTGGTGTCGTTTCTTCCTTATCTTTTTTATCCCACAATTTTTTCTCGGGTTTCTTTTTCTTTAATCTCATGAGCATCACTCCAAATTAATATAATGCTAACTCACCAGTAACTTCATCTATTTCATCAGACTTATTAGGGCCAATTGCCAAACAAGTGAAAGTTGGAACTCCACCAAATTCAGTCAAACCACTGTCCTGCACCAAATGAACTTCCAATCCTAAATCCTGTGCTTTTTTGTGAATGTCAAGAAGTTCCTCTTCACTATTCACCCGAACACAAATCTTTGCAAAATTAGAATCAATCCACGCTTGTCCTTCAAGAGATACATTTACAACAAATAAGTTAGACCCGTCGCTTCGAGGCTTCTCAGGTTTACACGGTGCAGACCCCTGAATTTGACGAGTCAAGAAAGCAATACTAGCATGGCAAGATTGCGCAATTTCTTTGCCTCTACGCATCTTAAGGTCTTTGCGTACTACTATTACTTGTTTTACTTTCATGGTAATCCTCTGGTCCCCCATTATAGTACGACATTTAGAATGTGTAAAGCTAGTTCACAATACAAACAATAGCACCAATAATAGCCCCCGCTATTGACAGCCCTAGGGCGGCATTAAGTACGCAGCCAATAATACGGTCTTTTTTTCTTCGTTTACGGTCTCGTTCTTGCATCTGTGCAATGTCGGCCTTGGAATAATGGTGGCGTCCTAGGCGTGGGTTGCCCCGGCTATGGATGGACCTTAATAAGTCCATATGTTTTTCATGGGATGATTTTCTTTTCCTTCTTGCCCCTTCTGGAACGTAAGGTGGATATTCATCTGAGGGCGAGATTTCCCATTTAAGTTTTGCTTTTCTAACCATTATTTTGTCGTCCAAATTAGAAATATACCAAACGCAGCCCAACCCACGCCAGTACTGCTATTTGTAATCTCCATACATCCTAAACCAAGACCACAAACAGCTATTGTTGCTAAAGCTTTCGCCCATACTCTGTGAGTTCTATGTTCCATATTAATCTTTCTTCAAAAATTGTTCACAAATAACACAATCTTTGCCAGTGCAAGGAATAGAACCTCTTCCAACAGTTTTTGATTTATAACCCTCTATCCACTGTATTCCTTCTGCTGTATCGAAAGCATAGTCGCATGACGTAATAGGCAATCCCGCTTCTGCTGCATCTTGGCCTTCATAATAACATTTATACTTTTCATTCATTTTACGAAGCCTTTCCAATTTGATACTTTCGTAACAGATTCACCGTTTCTTCCCTGACGGGATACACGCCCTGATGATATGCTGACGAAATCGGTTTCTCCACGAACTAAAATGCCAACTACTTCGTGATTGGTGTTAAATACCGGAGAACCAGAATTGCCTCCGTAGGTGTCCAAAGTAGCTGTAAAGTAAATACTACTATATGAACTTATTACTCGTGCCTGATTAGCAAACTTCAACGGCAACCCACAAGGGTGACCCAAAACATACAACCAATCTCCCGCCTTGGCATCTTGTGGAGCCATCTTCAACGGAGTCACAAGTTTTACTTTTCTATCCAACCTAATTACCGCATAATCCATCCCGGTAGTATTCAACTGATGTGCTATGATTTCCTTGGCAGAATAAATCTGACTATTATTAACCGTTGTCACCGCAGTTGCACAACATTTCATCCTAAATCCAAAAACGAATTTTTTTGTTTTGAAGTCATTTTTATTTAAACAGTGTCCTGCGGTAACAAGAATATCCGGTGCCACAAGAAACGAAGTGCAATGTGCTCCAATAGGCTGACTTCCAAATGGCTCTTTCGGGGAAAGTCTATATGATGATTTAAATTCAGTAACTCTTAAAGTAGATGTGCCGTCACCATTATCTTTTATCTTATAAGCATCCCAAGAACTGGCTACTGCATCCGCATTTTTAAGAACACGGGTATTTTTAACTTGAAAAATATCTGCCCTATTATCGTCCCCATATAAAACTGCTCCGGGGCCAGAAATTAAACTGGATGAACTGAAACATCCACCGCAACATCCACCAATGAGTAGTAAACTAATTAGAAATTTTGAGATTTTCATTTGTCATGCTCCTGTAATAATTCTTTCTTGTCACTAGATGTTCAGTGGGTTCACCATGACATCCAGCGTAAGCTAATTCGGTGATTGCATTGTAATACTTATTTCTAGCATATGCAAGTTTAAAATGTAGTTCGAATATATCTTTCAATACAGTTCTTGTTCTATATTTCCAACCATCATATTCCTCATGAGATATATCATTTAACCCATCACGTTCTAAGTAAGTCAATATTAGACCTGTTTCTGTTTTCCACTCATTACGTATAATAACTCCTATGCCAATCAAGCAAGGCATAACTATTGCGAAATAATTCCAATGGAAGTATTCTAGCCCAAGCAATAAGGAGTAATTCCATAAAGAATGTAATAAAATCGCCATCAATAACCCACTTATTATGACTATTGTTTTTCCTGTTTTACTCTTGAACTTCAACGAAAATGCTAACCCCAATCCTGTCATAGATGTAAACAGTGGATGTGCAAATGGAGATAAAATTCCCCTCTCATAGAAAACTCTTCCTATGTCATGCATGTTCATGGAATAATACACAATATTCTCACTCATGGCAAACCCGATAGCCACCATAGATGCATATACAATCCCATCGACCAAACCATTAAATTCTTTTCTAACAAATATAAAAAGACCAAATAATATAATTGCTTTGGCACATTCTTCCACCACAGGGGCAATATATTGAGGAACTATTTGCATGGGGAAAACCCCAAACATATCGGAAAACCATCTTCCTAAAATTGTGTTCAATAAAAGAGATATGGCAAAAGTAAATGTCGCACCCCATAAGAACGAAATCGTCAATAAGCTAGTCGGCTCTTTTTCATACCTATCAATAAAATATATGACTGAAAAATATATCGGTATCAGGATGAAAGCTAATATTGCCCCGTATGTTGCGGATATACCCTGTCCATATAGATAAAAACAAATGCCGACCATAGCCAGCAAAAAATAAATTGCAAAGAAAACAAATAACGTTTTAGACGGTTTCTTCATCAGATAATTTTCGTAATCTTTTAATTCCGACAATACCAGACCAACTCGCCCAAGCACTAGGTATGAGCATAAATGCACAACCTTCATTTCCGGGCTGAAAACTTAATATAGAATTATAACATATCATCTGAATGCCCATAACTATCCACAAATAATAAAGTGGTTTAAAATATCCTTTTGAACCAAGCCATTTAGCACTTATCGACATAACTACATAAAAACTTGCTAATACAGTTATAAACATTTAATCTTCCATCAGTTCTTGGGCGTACTCTATACCATCCCAGTTGTCAACACCAGCAGCTTCTAATGCGGAAAGAAACTCATCCCTCTTTTTAAGATTATCATATTCTTTCTTGCTAATTGTTACAGTTTCACTCATCACTTGCCTCTTTCGCTTTCGCTTTTTTCCTGAGTTCGGCGAATTGCTCTTTTATTTCAACCGTAGAAACTTCCAATTCTTTTGCGTCACACTTATCGCACAAAGTCTTTATCCATCCACCGGGGCGTATCTTTCCCCGTTCCCCACATCTTTCGCACGTATAACCTGACATCATTTCCGCTTTGGATACCAAACTACTTATAATTTTATACCAATCATCACTATCTGGTAAATCCTTCGGAAAATCTACAGAGTAATAAAACCGAAGAGTCCCGAATTTCTCTTTCACTTGGTCAGCAGTTATGACCGCACCAACCTTATCCGAGATAGTAGTGAGTTGGGAACATAATTCATCCAACAATTTATACCAGCCGAAGCCATGTTCAAAACCTCTTGCCATACAACTCATACTGTTACTTATATTGGAAAATATAACAGGATATTTTATCTGAAGTTCTTCTAATTCCATTTTTTCTTCTTTGTCGAAAAAGTCTAAACTATGCCATGAGCTATGTAAAGGTCTTTTCATTTGGTGATATTCCGCATATTTTAGAGTCTACAAAATATGTAAGTTTCCCTGTTTTTAAACTCTCTGCGCCCTCTTCTGCTATTTTTACAAATCTTTCACCATCAAACGTAAAACATGCTTGTAGTGATATGTTTTCAAACCTTATACGCATATTCATTCCTCTACTTTAACGCCTTGTATGCAACCGACACTGTTATAATATATTTTGTTCGGTTTTCTCTTTTTAAAAACAAATACATCAGAATAATACAATCTCAATTTTACCAATCTTCCGTCTTTAAACTCAATATTCAAGCTTTGCACACTGGCACTTTCTTGAACAGGGGTAATATCAACAATTTCGCCACTTATACAAGCAAATTTATCTAAAAAAGATTGCGAATTTTTATCTTCTTTTTTTTCTGTATCAGCACCACACCCTACAAAGAAAAACAATATCAGACATATCCCTAATATTTTCTTCATCGGTCTTTTCTCGTTGGTTTCTTCTTCGGTTGTGGTGGATTCTTTTTAGGCTTTATATCCACTTTCTTTATCAAACCATCGTCTGAACAATGGATAACACATTCACATTTCTTATGGAATTCTAAAAACTTTGTTGGAGGACATTGAAATTTGATAATTCTGCCATCCCTAAATGTTATAAACAAAGATAAGTATTGTGATGCAATGGGTACGGGTGTAATTTCGGTTATCTGTCCTGTTATAGTTAACATTATTTTCCTATGCTCCAATGTTTTTCATGTATTTCGTGACGTTCTGAACCGCCTTCAATTTCAATTGTCTCACGATACTCAATCTGTGTTCCGGGTGGCAATGTCTGCTGTTGAGGATGTTTACCATGAGATATAATGACTATATATAACGCAATTAACATGCCAACACATAGACCAATAACGATTAAACATGCAGTTCTAATGTCCATTTTCATCTTTCGAATATCGCAAAATTAGCTCGGCAGCGAACCCACTTGCTTGAGAAGAAGGGTCATCTATTAAAGATATCTCAAATGGAGACTCACAATTCACTTCCCACCCACAATCCTCTAAAATCTTGATATCCGTATCTTTCATTCTTTCCTAACAAGTAAGATGAAAAGCAGCAGCAATGTTTTGTGTGTTAACTCTCAAACAATTATACACTTTAGCAGCCCACTCCGTAGGTGCTACAATAAGAGGGATTTCTCTCTTAGCTAAGAAACTCTTAACCTCTTGAGATATTTTCATCTTACCGTTAGTGCCTGTTCCTACAATTAAAACAGACGGTTTAGAAACACTTATATCCCGTATATCTTCTAGGCAGAGATTATGTCCTTCTTTTCTCCACCAATCTTCTACAACTTTCCTATTTGAGATATACAAATCTTTGTGACATTCTATTATCTGCCCTTTTGATTTATACGGAGTCCGTTTGATTCTCATCAAACGTGATTCAAAATGTTCTATGACAATATCCGTTTCTTTCATCATTAATATTCGCCTTCTTGGGACAGGTCTTATTCGTCATCATCATCATAGTCATCATCGTCGTAATCGTAGGGCGGGTCTTTCGGAGCCTTTCTCGTAACACGAGAATCTTTGTCCGCAACAACTCGAAGGGCAAATTGTTTTTCGTCCCACAGGTCAAGAGGTTCAAGAACATCCCTTAATTGGGTCTTAATCTCTTCTAAGTCAAAAGGTTCGCACATACGAGTCGTAGTTGAACCATCGCCAGCTATCCCAACTATTTTACCAAGGAGAACTTTCGTTCCTTTCTTGAACGGGCGAACAACATCTGCACCCAGCGAAAGGGCCACATCATCAAGGGTTTCCTTTTTGTCAAAATAGGTTGCCTTACCGCAATCAGGGCAAAAATTACCACCTGAAGCTGCATGTTCACAACCACGTTCCTTGTGAGTTTTCTTGAAGTCACCTTCAACCAATCGGACACCAACAATTGCTAATGCGTTCATCTTCCTTTTCCTTTCTAACTTTTCGACTCTAGTTTCACGACTAACTAATCGGGGCGACTGGATTCAAACCAGCGGCATTCCGCTCCCAAATCATCTTCCTTTTAAGGAATAAGCGGACACTCTATCAAACTGAGCTACGCCCCGTCTGGTACGGCTTCAACTACTTCTTTATCAGGTCGATACTCTATCATACATCCTCCACCCAATCTTGCAATAAGTTTCTTCATAACTTTATTCGCTTTATGTGGAATATGACTAATTACAAAATGATTGGGTGCTTTTTCAACGAAACTACCACCCATTTTAGTAATGATACTTTCTAAAAATTCGGTTTTATCCATTTTGTCACTCGGCTTTTCGTGAACGATGTACTTAATTTTTACTCTTGAACAGCCTTCCATTTTAACACTCAGCTTCTATTTCTATAAGTAAATCTTTAGAATGTCTCTTTATTATTGCTAAAGCTGTAGGCATCTCAACTTTAGGCACGTTAGTAATAACAAAGTGTTTTTTAGATTTTCTGTGAACTGTAGCCCCAAGAATGGCCATAAAAGTCATTAGTGTTTGTATATCAGAGTTCATGAGGGGCATCATAGCATAACCCCCAGACAATTTCAAGAAATGTGTTTTACAATAATCATCGGTTTTTGGTCTTTGAACATATCTTCTTTCCAGCCACAGGCTTCTCGGTCTTTACAGATAGCAGAACAATACATCTCACGTATCAACCAGCCGTATGACTTAATGAAATCCTTCACACCATCATTCTCATTAATAATATGGCGAAACCATTTGTGTTCTTCCAAATGCCTGCTAATAACGTCTAATTCCAAGTCTAAAAACTCACGTAGATGTTCACATCTGTCCATTAGAATCCTCGTATATAATTAGAACTATGTACCGTTGTTAGTGAAGTTTATCACTCATTTTATCATTTGTTCTTGGACAATCAGAAAATCCAGCCAAAATTCTTTCAGAAAAATCTATACCAAGAATTCTTAATTTGACATTTTCAATCCTATAAGGTTTATCTGAATTCCCTATAATATCAACCGCAAGTCCATTAATTTTATGAATTCCATAATTGAAAACAGAATATACACGAGCCTTTATAATACGCCTATTTTTAAACCATTTATAGATTTTAACAATAGCATATGAACTCATAATAATTGTTACAATTATTCCCGATAACCAATATAGTTGTTCCATCCAAAAATTATAACATATTGAGATATAAATACAATAAAAATATTATCTACAAACACCTCTTGAAATTGCACCAGATGACGAAGCATGAGAAACAGCTTTCTTGCCTGCTCCATATTTTACTGTACAATATGTTGGGGGCTTGACTGGGATTGGCTCGGGGTCAGCCGCACCACATCCGCATCCACCACATTGTAATTCAGGTTTATATTTACCATTTGAAGCCCCCGGTCCCGAAAGTCCCGTAACTGAAAAAGCAGCCATTTTAATTTCCTCCTATTATAATCCCTTTTTTATTCAACCATTTCTCGAACTCTATTTTGTCATAAGTGTGTCCTTTAAGTAAATTATCATGAGCACTTAAAGGTCTTATGTTGTCAAGTCCATTTATTATTTTCAAATCAGTAATGCCAAAATCCATAAATGCTTTCAAGGGAAAGATATGGTCTATGTGCCAAACTCCATTTTTCACTTCATCCCAATTTGGATGATTAAAAATAGTTTCTCTAAATTTTTGTGGAGAATACCCCAATAATATTTCTGTCTTCGAATTTTTTTTACCACCTGTATATTGCAAACAATTTCTAACTAACCTGCTATACCTTTTCCTAATTCGTTGTCTTTCTAAAGATTTACTTTTATCAGCAACCCATCTGGGATTCCCAGAACCGCAATTTTTTAGTCTTCCGCATTCTTTACACCGACGACCAAGTTTAAATGATGAAAATGATATTTTTGTTATTCTTCCGCAACAACAACGATATTTCATTACGGTTTTACTATTAATATATTTTTTTGCCAAAAGAACACAATTGTGTTCTTGAAAAAAATCTTTTACATCTTCAAATTTACTTCTCTTTTTCTCAGCCGATTTTTCGTATCCACAACCACATCTTCTGCCTGACTTAAAATCTTTAAACGTAGCGGCCCAAACAGAACCACATTCACACTTATATTTCATCTTATATCTACTGTTAATATATTTTGATTCTAACAATACACAATTATTGTCTTCAAAATATTTTTTAACATACTCATAAGTTAATCGTCTCATAAAATTATATATGACACTTGTTTCCGAATTTGCGAACATAAATACTCTATTATGTTATGGATATTCATGGAATCGGACATTTAGAAGGTGCAATGGGTGGGTTTTCAACACATTCTATAAATTTTTTCAAAAGTCTAAGTAAAATTACAAATTTAGCAACAACAAATATACCATTTCAAATACCTATAGCTGATTGGCTTAACGATATATTTGAAGCAGATACTCATATCCTACTTACCTTCCCACCATATCTTGCCTTCTACTTAGACGATAGATTCAAAGGAAAAAAAATATCTTACACTGTTTTTGAAACAACCAATTTAGACAAGATTCCTAGATTAGATACTGGCGATGAACTATGGACCGCTTCTACATGGGGACAAAATGTTCTAAAAAATCATGGACTCTCCGCAAAAGTAGTCCCAGAAGGAGTAGACCCAGAAACATTCAATCCTACCAGACAACCCCAACAAGCATTAAAAAAGTTTGATGTGTTTAAGTTCCTCTGCATAGCACGTTATGACAAAAGAAAAAATCTAGATGTTTTAATCAGAGCTTTTCTTGAAGAATTTAAACACGATAACGATGTTGCTCTGGTCATGGCTAATTTAGAATCCAACAGACAGATATTCAAAGATAATAAAATTATCTATATAAACCCCACAACTAATCATGACACATTAGGACGGCTTTACACAAGTTGTGATGCGTTTGTTTTTCCAACGAGAGCAGAAGGGTGGGGGTTGCCTGTTTGCGAAGCAATGGCATGTGGATTACCTACTATCGTTACAGGATATAGTGCTATTACTGATTTTGCCAATAATTCTAATGCTTATATCATTGAACATACAATGGAAGATATGGCTGATGATATGGGACAATGGGCAAACCCAGATGAAAAACACCTAAGACATCTTATGAGACATGTATATGAGAACAGAGAAGAAGCTAAGGAAAAAGGGAAACGTGCTTCTGAAGATATTCTCGGTAATTTTACTTGGGACCACGCAGCTAAAAAAGCTTTAGAACTTCTTTCGCTTGGGACCACAGGAAATGCCAAGAACAATTAAAGATACCATGAAAGTAATAAAACCTGCCATGACTCTATAACCAAGTTTTTCATCTTTTGTTAATTTTCTCATTTTTTTCCCTTTCAAATAATCCGTACTGGATTCGAACCAGTGACTTTCTGCGTGTTTCTTAGAATTCTCTCATTCTTAAAGCAGACGCTCTATCCATCTGAGCTAACGGACTGTATTTTATCATTTTTCTTCTGTTTTATCAAATACATTTAAAAACTTTCCGTATTCTGATAAAACAACAAGAACTAACGTAGTTGCGATTTCTTCTGTTGTGCCTAACCGTTCAGCTATATTAGCATTTGCTTTGGCTACTATTCCATCTTTCTTTTCATTTAATTCAAGAAGGAATTTACGACATTCTTCTGGGGTTTGTTCTTTCATAAGACCTCTCACTTAAAATATGAAACAACCTAGGCAATATATTCCATATACAACCCACGCTGCCATTGAGACCATTCCGGCTACCGCTATTACTATCACTGGTGTAAAATCAGGTATCATTATTTTCTCCTAATCAGGCCATAATCTACTGCCCACTTTCTCACGGTATTGCCACTTACTCCATACTTTTTTCCCAAATTAACCCAAGTATCAGTTTCTATTTCTCGTTTTAATTTATCTTCTAAAGGACGAACTACACGGCGACGATTTTTGGCTTCGCATTTACGACATAATTTTGATTTTTTTCCAATTATTTTCCCACAAAAACACTTATTCTTCTTATGGTTTATGTTTCTACCTGCAAAGGTACTTGTTTGACTATTACAATTAGGACAAAGTAATCTTAAATTATCAATTCTATTATCATTACAAATTCCATTAACATGGTCGAGTATTAATACTAATGATTCTCCACACCACTTATCTTGAAGACCACATTTACTACACTTTTCCTCTATCATGTCATTTTTAATTAATCTTTTTTTTAAATGACTTCGATTATAAGAACTATTTTCTACTAATATTTTTTCTAATGGAATTAATGGTCCAATTCTTCCAACACCATAATTTTTAGAATATTTAGAAAAATCAATACCCTCTTCATTTAGTCGTTTCTTTAAAGTTTTATTATTTCCACCTTTATTCTGAAAACCAAAATAGGCTAAAACACCTGTCATAGTGTCTGAGTTTTTTACCAAATCTTCTAAGACTTCTTTTGAAACACTCCAAATTATACTTGTTTTTTTTCTTCCCATATTATTATATAGTTAACATAAAAATAAAATTATCGTTTGTTCTAATTAAATCTACAACCCTATAAGGAATCGAACCTTATCCTTATCGTCCAAAGCGATACGTGCCTGCCATTACACCATAGGGTTTTATTTTAATATATAATATTTCACTTTTTCAACATCAAAGGTTTCAAAAGTGAATTTGCGGGTTGTGAATTTTTGATTAACTTCTTTTAAGAATAGAATTTCATCAGTGTGTTTATCAAAAGATATTTCTAAGTAGCAGTCATCTAAATGCCATTCTATTTGAAATCCTCCACAATATGGAGCGGCAAAAGGCGGCTCCATAAATTCCAATTGTTTTACAATTGGTTTACATTTTTCTAAGAACTCTTTAGGTAAATGCCCAGCACCATAACTGTCCCAATTTTCACCTAACAAAGCAAAGCTGTCAATTGTCTCGTAAACTTTATCCCAAGTCATCTGCTTTTTCTTTATTATCTTTATATGCTTTCAATGCAGAACGAGCGTCAATCATAACAGGATACTCGTGAGAGACACCCTTCTCTGTCATGTACCGCTCAGCCTGCTCCAACGCCTGAAACAATCTTTCTTCGACATTGTTTAACTCCATATATCGTTTTCTACATGCAACAAAAAATCTTCTTATACCAATTCTAATCTCCTCTTCTTGACGAAGCTCTCTAACGCCGCCCCCACTGATTGCTGTTTTGGTATGATACAACATTAATTCCATAATTGGTTTGATTTGCTCACAAGATATTTTTTCTGGCCCCCACAATCTCCACTGCTCTAACGCATTTTCTAAATATTCGTCACGATTCATATGTGTTCCTTATTTATAATTTTAAAGACAAATTATAATAGTAAGAAATATATTAATTTTTTAAATACCCCCAGAAAGACTCGAACTTTCAACTTCCAGCTTCGAAAACTGGTACTCTATTCCAATTGAGTTATGGGGGCGTATACTGAATCAGAAAGTTTATAACAATTTACTTTTGTTTTTGCCACGGCTCAAATCCACCGTTCATAATCGACTCAACAATTTCACCCATGTTAGTCCCATCAAAACGAATGGCCCTATCGTCAATATATGAATGAGCTATTGGTTTATGACTTGCGCCTTCTGGTTGATGTGGATTGTCATTGATGAAATCGACATATTCTGTCAACTCATATTTATCCAACCATTTTTCCACAAGCTCATTTGGTCGAGTTGTGTATATGCCAATAATATAATCAGCATCCTTTAATTTCTTTATTGCAGCTACAGAGTCAGGAAAAGGTTCTCCGGGGAACTCTCCGTGAATGCTCCAACCACCACTGTAATCCGCTACTGTACCATCTAAATCAAACATGATGGTCTTCTTCGATTCTTTTGTACTCATATAATTTTCCTAATCCTTTGGCCTTCCATTACAGGAATTAAATCCTGTTTAGAAACAATCATGCCATGGGTGGTATAACCTCTATTTTTCACATCTCTACATTGATACCTATGACCTTCTGTTTTAATAAAATTCCATAGCTTTTCTTGTGTAAACCAATAGATTTCATTAGCTTCCAAATTATAATAGAGCATATTCTCAACTTTACATGATTCAATACATCCCTTTGTGCATCTTTCCTTATCGCTCAATAACTCAAGAAAAAGGTTACCTGTCACTATGGATTTTTCATCATGTTTAAGTTGGAGATATAGTTCTGTTCCATCAGGGAAAGTAACTACTTTATCTTTACTTTCATATTGGTCTTCTTGACGGCCTGTATCTCGCCATTCAGTTCCTTCTGGAAACCTCTTTGCAAACTGCTCCATGAATATGATTTCGTCTTTGTCCGCTTTGTCTTTACTATCCTTAAAAATATAAACCATGAAAGGATATCATAAAATTTATAAATAGCAAATATAAAATTTTTAAATACCCACAGTAGGACTCGAACCTACAACTTCCACCTTCGCAAGGTGGTACTCTGTCCATTTGAGTTATGCGGGCTTGTTAGAGAATAATACAAAGAAATACCCACAGTAGGACTCGAACCTACACATTACCCAGTTTAGAAAACTGGCACTCTGTCCAATTGAGTTATGCGGGCGTGTATAAAAATTGAAAACTTAGAATTAAAGAAGTGTTATAAGATTAGCATGTAATTTCCTGTGACAGTTAGAACATAAAACCTTGCATTTATCTATTTCTTTTTGTAATTTTTTCACTGTATAAAGACTGATTGCCCTTCCAATATTAACATCCTTATTGGAGGGGTCTTTGTGATGAAAGTCAAGGCAACACGTCGCACTTTCCCCACAAACTTCACATTTCAAATTACTTTTATAAACTTTAAACCATTTTCTAACTTTTTTTCTTTGGTCTACAGCTTTGTTAACATAATAACTCTTATTTTCCTTGTAGTGTTTATCCCAGTAAACCTTTCTACAGTCTTTACAAATTGTCTGTAAACCATCTTTCTTTGATTTGTTCTTAGAAAATCGAGAAAGGTCAAGATGTCTATCGCATTTTTTACAGTGTTTCATAATTGCCTTCTAACACTATATAGTAGTTAGAAGGCAATTATTTTATGAAATTGAAACACTCCCGAGAAGACTCGAACTTCTAACCTACACTTTAGAAGAGTGTTGCTCTATCCATTGAGCTACGGGAGCATGTGTTTTATTTTAAATTTTCGCAAGCTTTGAGAGCTATTTCTTTAGATGAACCTATTAATTTATATAAATCATCAGGGTGCATACCCTCGGTCCATTTTTCCCCTTTTGACACATGAAATACTTCTGCTAATTCATGATGTGCGTCACAAAGACACATACCATTTTCTTCTGCATATCCACCATTAGGCATTTCGTGGCGGTCTGTAATATGATGAACAGCTATAGTTGAAGGCTTTGCTGGACTATCTCGATGTATAACCCTAACATCATCTAATGGAGTATCTACACAAAAGACACACTGATTTCCATCCCGTTCTCGACAGGCTGTATTAAACTCCTTTCGGAGTCGCTTTGATTTTTGTTTATTAGTTTCCATTTTACCACAAATCTTCCGACACTAATGCAAAAGGTAAAGTTGGGGCTTCACATACAAACCGTTTTGCTGAATCCACGGGGGAAGAGCAGTAGAATTGCTGACCGCAATCTACTGCTTGTTCTGCTGCATCTTCTCTATTATAGAACTTTCCAGCCTCATCTACAAATCCCTGAACGCTATTTTTATCGCCCTGACGGACAACAGAATTAGGAAAGAAAACATCTGAATGCCGTCCCGGTTGAGGAACGTCATGAATGTTTCCATCCGCATCTTTTATTGCAGCCTTGACTATCATATCAACCCCTATGTACATGCTAACTAAGCCCGTTCTTTTTTTAAAGCTTCTTCAATAGCGTTTTGTTGACAAGTCTCACATGTATCAACATGCACACAGTTAGTGCCATCAACCCAACCGGACAATTTTGAGCCGCACTCAGAGCAACATATATCATCCATAGCGTCGAAAATAGCCTTTTCAATAGCTTTTTCTTGACAAGCCTCACACGGCTCAGCATATACAGTATGGTAGCCGCTACGGTTCATATGAGAACCTTCTAATTCTGCATCGCAGTCATTGCACTCCAAGGAAAACTCAACTGCTGCTTCAATTTCAATTTCTATATCGCTCAT